TTGGTGGTCTTACACCAGTACAGACCATTGCTGGTGTGATTCCAGAAGAAGCAATTCAACGTGCAGTGGCAAACTCAGTAACTTATTTGGCATTCCAGGGTGTTGATATGGGTTTCTTTTGAGATAAGTTATGGCATCAAATACAACAATCCAGATACTGCGTTCCTATGCGAACACTGCACCAAGTAACTTGGCTGACGGAGAATTGGCATTTTCTTTTCTTTCCAACACACTTTTCATTGGTAGTACCACATTAAATGTGGAAACCCAATTATGGACCAATAATATCGTCAGTATTGCTGGTCCAGAGTATATTGCTAATGCGCTTAGTATAATTGATGCAGGCAATTTTTCATAAATAGATATAGGATTTAAATCCAACTAATCAAAAAGGATAATAATAATGGCCATCGGAAACACCTCAATTCTAATCAAGCGTTCCACCACGTTAGGCACACCAGTAAGCCTACAAGCTGGTGAACTTGGTTATTCATACCTTTCAAATACCATTTTCATTGGTTCACCATCTGGCACAGGTGTTGTTAATGTTGGTGGTCAATACTATACCTCACAGATTGATGCAGCTACCAGTTCAAATACTGTAAGCACCTTAGTTAAACGTGACGCATCTGGTAACGTTTTCTTAGGCCACGCAAACGTCAGAAGTATTAGTTTCTCTGATGGCGGCGTATTAAGTACTGGCGCTTTCTCAGGTAACGCAAACTCCGCAACGCAATTCCAAACAGATAGATTTATTAATGTTACTGGTGGTGACATTACTGCTTCTGCACAGTTGTTTAATGGTACTGCAAATGCAACATTAAGTGCATCACTTAATACGATTGCTGGTCTAACTGCTGGTACTTATGGTGGTTCAACAGTAATACCTATCATTCAAGTGTCTGCAAACGGTCGTGTTATGACCATTGCCAATTCGGCAACAATCTCAACAACACTGGCTATTAAAGGCGACACCGGTACAGATTCAGTTAATTTAGTTGATGACACAATCACTTTCATTGGTGGTGAAGGTATCACATCAGCAGTAACAGACAATGCAGTTTCTTTTGGTGTAGACACTACAGTTGTTCGTGCAAATACTGCATCTTTGAATCAAACAATTGATGGTAATATTACCATCAGTGGTAACCTTGCTGTTCTAGGTGCAGTTACAAAATATGATGTAACAACATTGACAGTTGAAGATTCATTGATTGGTCTTGCAGCAAACAACACAGGTGATGCAGTTGATATCGGTTTTGTTGGTTCATATAATGATGGATCGGCCCGTTCTGCTGGTTTGATTCGTCACGCTGGTGATGGTGCATACTATCTATTCGATAATTACACAGGCGATCCAACAAGTAACGTAATTAACGTTGCAGATGGAACCTTCCGCCAAGCAACTTTAAAATCCAATTTAATTGCAGCATACGCTAATACAACTCAAGCAAACGTTGGAACATTATTTGTTGCTGGCACCGCTGAGATTAATAATCTCATCTTAGGTACAGATTTAGTAGTATCAAGTGGTGGTACTGGTGCAAGTTCGTTCACAGCTGGTTCTATCCTTGTTGGTGATGGTTCAAACTCATTAAAACTACTTGCTAATACAACTTATGTTGAAACTGGTGCTGGCGCACAAAATAACACCATTACTTCTGTAACTGTTGATGCATATGGTAGAACAACCGCTGCAACATTCAGTCAAATTTCTGGTCTAACAGTTGGCCAAGGTGGTACAGGACAAAGTACATTCAACGCAGGTCAGGTTGTTCTTGGTAACGGCACAGGTGGTCTAGTATCACAAGCAAACGTTTCTGTTGTAAACGTAAACGTTGCAACATCAAACACAGTTAACAATATTACAACAGACGTATATGGTCGTGTAACAGGATTCACACAACAAGAAATTTCTGGTCTATCAGTTGCTCAAGGCGGTACTGGTGCATCGACATTCACCGCTGGTAGAATGTTGGTTGGTAATGGCAATGGTGCAATTCAAGCAATCGCTAACGTAACGTATACATTGACTGGTACATTAGGTGCCGCTAAGACAATCACATCGTTGACTGTTGATGCCTATGGCCGTGTAAGTGCTGCAACTGCTGGTGATATATCTGGTCTGACTGTAACACAAGGCGGTACTGGTGCTTCTACATTTACAACAAAGGGTATCGTATACGGCGATGGTTCAAATGCACTAGCTGTTACTGCTGCTGCAGGTTCATCCGACCAAACATGGTCTAATCAAATTCTTACAGTAACCAATGCAGGTGTTCCTATTTGGTCATCCGCTTTGGATGGAGGTCAATTCTAAGCTGACTATATAATGTAATAGATTTTTTTTTATGATAGGAGTTTGAAATGGCAAGTGAAAAGTATTTAAATTATTATATTGAAACATTGACGGCAACAATGACAGACTGTGTTGTCCGAAATGTTTCAATGCAAGCGAACCAAAAAATTACTGATGATGTAGTAAAAGAACAGAGTGAAAAACTTGAAGCATTGGCAAGATCCAATAATGAATTACAATCATTAATTGAAGAATTGGAACAGGCCAATGCATCAAATGAAAATAATGTTATACAAGAATTAAGAAACAAGTTAGACGAAAAGGAAAAACTTGTTTCTAAACAAAGTACCGACATTAATGAATTGGCCAATAAACATCGTGTTGAACTTGAAGAATTAAACACAAAGTTTAGAGACTATGAAAGTGTTAAGAATCAAGCAACACACGTTGAAACGTTTAAAGGTGAATTGATTCGAGCCAGAGAAGAAACTAATAGAGTTCGTACAGAACTTGACAATAGAATCAACTCTATTAATGCCGAAAATACTGGAAAGATTGATGGCATTAATCAAGAAAATGACAAGAATGTTAAACTGTTGATTCAGAAACATGAAACTGAAAAAAGTAATTTAAATGATACGATTAAATCATTAACTGAAAAGATTGAATACTTACAACTACCTCCTGCCAAGCGAAAAAAAATTGAAGAACAGCTGAATAAAGAAGTGGCACCAACTGCTATAACAAGTTTAGTTAGTGCTGATGGCGAACTCAAGGATGGCGGATCGTTTTAAGTAAATGTCAAACACAGCAATACAGTTAAAAAAATCAGGCGTAACAGGAAACACACCATCAGGTCTTGCATTTGGTGAGGTCGCTCTTAACTACGCCGATGGAAAACTGTTTTATAAAAACAGTCTTGGTGGAACTTCATACATTTCCAACCAATTCTCGTTTGACACAATCAACTCAAACAGCTCCCTAATATTTGCGGGAAGTGGTTCAGACACCTTGTCTTTCGTTGCTGGTAATAATGTTACCATTAGCACCAACACAACCACAAAAACAATCACAATCAATGCATCGGTATCAGGAGGAAGTGATCCTGGTCCTGCGTTTGACCGAGCAAATGCGGCCTATGCTGCACAAAATACTACGGCCGTATTTGCTAATGCGGCCTTTATTCATGCCAATGCAGCCTATGATAAAGCAAATACAGGAACAACCGCCCTAGATGTAAACTCCGACATTGTTGCGTTCACAATCGCCTTTAGTTGATGTAATAAATAAAGGATAAGGAAATTTAAATGGCAAATACTTTTAAAAATCAACTACAAGCAGCAGTCGGAACATCACCTACCACAATCTATACAGCTGGTGCCAATGTATCAACGACAGTCATTGGCATGACGATTGCAAACATATTAAACACATCAATAACCGCAAACGTTATCTTAACTTCCGGTGGGTCGGATTATTATATGGTTAAGATGGCTGTAATTGATCCAGGTAATTCTTTGATTACAATTGGTGGTGAACAGAAATTAGTAATGAGAGCCAACGATGCTCTCAAAGTTTCAACAAGTAATGCTTCAGCAGCAGATGTTATTTTGAGTCTATTGGAAATAACATAACATGGAATTTAGTTACATTGGCAACCAAGATAAAAAGGATGTAAGGTTAGCCGGTTCATTTGCCAATGGTGCATTTGTAACTGCTAACTCAGCAGCCTCTTTTGCCAATGCGGCCTTTGCTCGTGCCAATGCGGCTTATGCTCAAGCAAATACAGGTGGAAATTTTACTGCAGCACCAGTATCAGTTTATTCTGATGAGTTCACTGCTAATGGTGCAACAACAACATTTAATTTAAGTACAACACCGACTAGTGAAAATTATATAATTGCAGTTGTTGATGGTATTACTCAATTAAGAAGTACATATACTGTTACTGGTAATGTAGTTACATTTGACAGCACATTTGAAAATGGTGCCAATGTTGAGATAACAACTATCACTGGCGGTGGTGCCGTAGACCCATATGCATCAAACACTGCCAATGCAGCGTATGCAACTGCCAATGCGGCCTTTTTACAAGCCAACAATAGTTCTACCGATACATGGGTAAGAACACAAGCTAACACGGCATATGATAAGGCCAACTCGGCAGCTTCGTTTGCCAATGGTTCATTTGTTGTTGCTAACTCGGCATCTATATTTGCAAATGCATCCTTCGATAGAGCCAATGCTGCTTATGCACAGGCAAATAATTCTACTGATACGTGGGTAAGAGGTCAGGCTAATAATGCATTTGATACGGCTAATTCATCAGCATCGTTTGCTAATGCGTCCTTTGTAACCGCAAATGCATCATATCTTTCACAAAACACTACTGCAATCTTTTCTAATGCAGCCTTTGACCGTGCTAATGCGGCCTACGCACAGGCTAACAATTCAACAGATACTTGGGTAAGAGGTCAGGCTAATAATGCATACGATACAGCCAATAGCGCTAGTAGTTTTGCTAATGGTGCCTTTGTAACTGCCAACTCAGCAGCAAGTTTTGCTAACGGAGCATTCACAACATCTAATACAGCTGATAGTAAAGCAACAAGTGCCGGTTCATTTGCAAACGGTGCATTTGATAGAGCAAACTCCAGTTATGTTACGGCAAATTCAGGTTCTAGTTTTGCTAATGGTGCTTTTGTAACAGCCAATGCGGCAGCATCATTTGCTAATGGTGCCTTCACGCAGGCAAACAATGCAAGTTCATTCGCTAATGGTGCATTTGTTGCAGCCAATTCAGCCGCAATCTTTTCTAATGCAGCCTTTGAACGTGCAAATTCTGGTTACGGAGTTGCAAATACTAGTGCATCATTCGCTAACGGAGCTTTTGTATCAGCCAATTCTGGTGCAACATTTGCTAATGCATCTTTTGTAACAGCCAATGCGGCAGCATCATTTGCTAATGGTGCTTTTTTAAGAGCCAACTCCGGTTACGAAGTTGCAAACTCTGGTGCTTCATTTGCTAATGGTGCATTTACACAAGCCAATACCGGTGTAACAATATCTAGTTTGGCTTTTAGCCATGCTAATGCAGCCTATGCACAAGCAAATACAGGTGGTGGTGCAGACACTTTTGCAAGAGCACAAGCAAATGCGGCTTTTATTACAGCCAATTTAGCATACAACACAATTATTACAGCTAGTAATACTGCTGCTTTATATTATATAACCAGAAATTTTACTGGTGATGGTAACACAAATACATTTTCAATTTCATCTAACACAACTGCAAATAGTATACTTGTTTTTGATAATGGTATTACACAAAATCCACTGACAGATTATAGTGTAACAGGAAATATTATTACCTTTGTGGAATCTCCCGCAAACGGATCAATAATTCAAGTACGTGAATTGTTAAGTAATGTTCCAGTAGTTACAGACAATTCCAATTCTGCATTTAACAGAGCCAACTCGGCATATGCAACCGCTAATGCGGCCTTCTTACAAGCCAATAATTCTACTGATAGTTGGGTAAGAACTCAAGCTAATAATGCATACGATACAGCCAATAATGCTGGTAGTTTTGCTAACGGTGCCTTTGTAACATCCAATTCAGCAGCTTCGTTTGCCAATGGTGCCTTTGTTACAGCCAACTCTGGTGCTTCGTTTGCTAATGCATCCTTTATCGTTGCCAACTCAGCCGCATCGTTCGCTAATGGTGCCTTCATAACTGCTAATGCTGCCTTTAATGCGGCCAATAACTCAACAGATACTTGGGTAAGAACACAAGCAAACGCAGCATACAATGCAGCCAATTCTGGTGCATCATTTGCTAATGGTGCCTTCATAACAGCCAATGCAGCATATGCTTGGGGCAATCATGCTTCTGCTGGATATGCAACAACAACTTATGTTGGTAATGCAATTGCAAATCTTGTAAACTCTGCGCCAACAACGTTAGATACATTAAATGAATTGGCAACTGCATTAGGTAATGATGCAAACTTTAGTACAACAATTGCAACATCAATAGGTGTAACTAACTCATTCGCAAACGGTGCATTTCTAAGAGCCAATTCATCCTATGACGCACAAAATACAACGGCTGGTTTCGCTAATGCATCTTACACAACGGCAAACTCTGGTGCCTCATTTGCTAATGCAGCTTTTATAACTGCTAATGCATCCTATACAGCACAAAATACCACAGCATCATTTGCTAATGGTGCTTTCGATAAAGCAAACTCTGGTGCTTCATTTGCTAATGGTGCCTTTGTAACTGCTAACGCAGCCTTTAATGCTGCAAACAATGCAACGGATCCGTGGGTTAGAAATCAAGCCAACAACGCATACAACACAGCCAATGCGGCTTTCACGGCAGCCAATACTGCTGGCGGTGCAGACACTTGGGCTAGAGCACAAGCAAACGCAGCCTTCAATAAGGCAAACACCGGTTCTGGTGGAACATTAACTGGTTATGTTGATGCATTTACTGGTGATGGTTCAAATTCAGCATTCACTTTGTCTACAACACCAGACAGTGAAAATATAATCTTTGTTTCTGTACAAGGTGTAATGCAACCTAAAACTTCCTATAGTTTATCAGGAAACATTTTAACATTTGATTCTGTTCCACCAAACACTGCATACATTGAAGTTACAACTTTAGCAGCAACAAGTATAGTAAGTAGTTCAGGCACTCTGGTGTATAGAACATATACTGGTAACAACACAGCAACAAACTTTACAGTAACATCAGGTGTCGTTGCAAATAATTTACTCGTTGCTGAAAATGGTATCTTACAAAGACCAATTACAGATTACACAGTATCTGGAGCTAACGTAGTATTTTCTACTGCGCCAGCTAATGGCGTTGATATTCAAGTGCGTGAATTGGTTGCAGCTAGTTCGAGTGGTTCATCAATGACATGGTATATTGCAAATGCAAACACGACCATGGTTACAAGCAGTGGATATTTTGTTGACACAACAGTTGGTCCAATAACAATGACGTTACCAGCAAGTGCAACACTAGGTGATACGATTCGTTTCAATGATTTGGCTGGAACATTCAGTGCAAACAATTTAACTGTTGCAAGAAACAGTCATAAGATTCAAGGTATTGCTAGTGATTTGTTAGTAGACATAGACCAAAGTAGTTTTGGCTTAGTTTATAGTAACACTACATATGGTTGGAAGGTATTGGAACTATAATGGCAACAAGTTTAAAATCATTAAAAGCAAACTCATTTACTCCTGTTATCGTTAGTGCAGGTGTATCGTCTAGTGTTAAGGTAACATCAGTAACTCCTTCTGTTGACGTTCCTGCTGGCGGACAAACATTGACTGTGACTGGTTCCGGTTTCAATTCTGGTGCAGTAGTTTATGTGGATTCAAATACTTGCAGTACAACTTATGTAAGTAGTACTAGTTTAACTTTTACTAGTCCAGCAAAAAGTTTAGGTGCATATCACCTGTATGTTTATAACACTGATGGTAGTGTAGGTATAAAACCGAACGGCATAACATATAGTACTGCACCTTCATGGGTAACATCAAGTGGATCTTTATTTAATGCTGGTGTTGGAACATCCTACACACAATCAGTTAGTGCAACAAGCGATTCAACTATTACATATAGTTTAACTAGTGGAAGTTTACCTTCTGGATTAAATTTAATTAGTGCTAATGGTGCAATAACTGGTACACCAAGTACATCAGGCACAAGTACATTTACTATCACAGCCACAGATGCAGAAGGACAAACTGCAAGCAGGTCATTCTCAATTGCTGCTGCGGATTCGCCAACAAGCATTAACTATCTGTTGGTTGCCGGCGGCGGTGCTGGTGGAGCATATGGTGCTGGCGGTGGTGCTGGCGGACTCTTAACTAATGACCTTTCTATTTCCTCGGGCGTAATTTACACCGTAACTATTGGTTCAGGTGGAACATCCACAACAAGTTCAACTACTAATGGAGCAAATAGTTCTATTAGTGGTTCTGGAATAACAACATTAACAGGTATTGGTGGTGGCGCAGGTGGTAGATCCCCGTTCCAAAATGCACAAGGTGCTAACGGAGGAAGTGGCGGCGGTAGTGGAACTGCTGACAACAACGTTGCGACTGGCGGATTAGGTACCGCAGGACCACCACGGCAAGGTTATAATGGCGGATCTTTCAATGGCGGCGCCAATTACTATGCAGGCGGTGGCGGCGGAGCCGGTGCTGTAGGTTATGACAATAATGCTCCGAGTGACAATCAAGGCAAAGGTGGTATTGGTGTTACTTCATCAATTACTGGCACATCAACATACTATGCAGGTGGCGGCGGCGGTGGAGGTTTTAATGGTCTAAGTTATGGCGGACTTGGCGGCGGCGGCCGTGGCGGCGGCAGTACTGAAACCTTTACTGGTACAGCGGGAAGTATTAACACCGGCGGTGGTGGCGGTGGCGGCGGTTATTCTGGCGGCGTTATAGCTGGTGGTTCTGGCGGCTCAGGTATTGTGGTTATACGATATGCAGATACATATCCAGATGCAGTAGTTACGGGTTCGCCAACATTCACAACAACTGGTGGTTACAAAATTTACAAATTCACATCCTCTGGTAGTATAACATTTTAATTAAAAATGACATTAAAGATTTCAACAGACAATATACAAACATCAACGTTAGCATCTCTAGCTTCTGTTAGTATTCCAAAAATTACCAGCATAACTTATCCTGGAGATGACACTGCGGCAACAACAGCAGGCGGTCAAACAATCACTTTGACTGGTAGTGGTTTTATTGCCGGTGCATCTGTTATAGTTGATGGATCATATGCAGGTGTTGTTACTGTAGTAAGCAATACATCTATAACATTCACAGCACCAGCAAATAGTGGCGGTACATATCCATTGTATGTTGTCAATACGGATGGTGGCACTGCCATATCTATTCCTGGTATTAGTTATAGTGGTACACCAGCATGGAGTAACACTGCTGGAAGTTTAGCGACAGTATATGAAACTGATGCGTTAAGTACACAATTAACAGCCACAGGAGATGCAGCAATAACATACAGTGTTTATTCTGGTACGTTGCCACCTGGAAGTTCTTTGAATACTTCAACAGGTTTGTTATCAGGTACAACACAAGCAACTGCAAGTTCAACAACATACACATTCACAATTCGTGCAACTGACGCACAGAATCAGGATACAGACCGTACATTTAGTATAACAATCAATCCAGATGTTGTTACATGGAGTTCACCTGCTGATGGAACAGTTACTGCATTGTTTCAGGACACAGCAATGTCGAATGTTACACTAAGTGCAACTAGTGTGGCCGGACAATCTATTGCATATACCGCAAATGCATTACCAACTGGAGTAACTATAAGTGGTTCTAATGTAACAGGAACTCCAACTGTTCTTGGTAACACAATAAGTGTCATAACAGCCACAGCTGCAAATACAAATAGAACAGCAACAAGAACATTTACATGGGTGGTTAGTGTTTCTAGTGACGCATTTTTTAAGAATACAACATTGTTATTGAATGGTGAAGGCACTTCGGCAAACAATGGTTCAAACAATAATATATTCATAGACTCAAGTAACAATAATTTCACTATCACAAGAGTAGGTAATACAAGCCAAGGCACATTTAGTCCTTATAGTGTTACTGGTTGGAGTAATTACTTTGATGGTACTGGTGATTATCTTGACAGTGCTACTAGTTCAGCATTCACATACGGCACCGGCGATTTTACAATAGAATTTTGGGCGTACTTAACTGCGATAGGTGGTACTCCCAACTTGATTGACCAACGAGGAGGCACTCATCCTTCAGTTAGGCCTACGCTATATATGAACAGTGATGTACTAACATATTACACAGACGGCGGAGCGAAAATAGTTGGCTCAACCCTATCAACTAATGTTTGGTATCATATTGCACTTTCTAGAAATTCAGGTACTACTCGTTTATTTGTTAATGGTTCACAGGTTGGATCATCATATACTGATGGAAATAATTATACTAGCACCAAAGTCAGAGTATTTACAGATGATGCCGGTGGTACTAGTTCCCAAGCTGGGTACTGTAGCAATTTAAGGATTCTTAAAGGCACAGGACTTTATACTACTACGTTCACACCAAGTACAACTCCTCTAACAGCAATTGCAAATACAAGTTTATTAATATGCCAATCAAATAGATTCATTGATAACTCACCTAATAGTTTTGCAATCACTAGAGCAGGTGATGTTTCAGTTCAAGCCTTGGATCCATTCGGTAGTGTGCCTGAAGCAGTACCAATAAGTTACAGTACATATCTAAATGGTTCTAGTTATGTAACTGTGCCAAGTACTTCAGCTGATAGTCTGTTTGGATCAGGAAACTATACAGTTGAATTTTGGACAAAAACAGATGATACAAGTTGGGAAATGATTGCACCTGAAACTGGTGTTGGTTTAGCACTTATTATCGCTAGTGGTAATTTAATTCTTCAATATCAATATGGTCAAGCAGGTATACTTACTGTCAGTGCTTCTTCTATATTGAATAACGCTTGGCACCATGTTGCTGTGGTACGCAATTCAGGAACAATCACAATATATTTTGATGGTACGAGTGTAGGCACAGTAGCAAATAGTACAGACTATTCTAACCAAAATCTAACATATGATATTGGTTATGGTAATCAAAGTGCGGGTAGATATCTTAGTGGTAAACTATCAAACTTTAGAATTGTTAATGGTACAGCAGTATATACAAGCAATTTTACTCCACCAAGCACACCATTAACTAATATAACAAATACAAAAGTATTAACGTTTCAAAATCCTACACTAATAGACAACTCATCTTCTGCAAGAAGTTTAGGTGTGTCAGGAACACAGAATATTTTTATAGATAATCCATTCGGATACACCGCACAGAGTTTAGCAAGTTATACTCCAAGTTTACATGGTGGTAGTGCATACTTTGATGGTACAGGCGACTATATTAATGCAGGTTCGGGTGCATCGGTAAATATGACTGGTGATTTCACAGTTGAAATGTGGATATATGGTACTAATACAAGTTGGACTGGCGGAGATGCAGTTGGCGCCAGTTGTTTGGTGGACACAAGAGACCAATCAAACGCTACAGAAAATAATCGACTTACGCTTTCCGTGAATAGTACTGGATCATATCCTAGTTTCTATAATGCAGGAACAAATACATCAACCGTTTCAACTATTCCAGCTAATGTTGGTGTGTGGAATCATATTGCTTATTCACGTAGTGGTTCTACTATAAAGATTTTTGTAAATGGTGTTCAAGGCGCTAGTTTTACGGATAGTACATCATTCACGGCTGCGAGATGGGTTATTGGTATGTACGCATCTGTATCAGGTGGTACTAATAATAGAGGTGGATTTATAGGTTATATTTCCAACCATCGTATAATTAATGGTACTGCATTATATACAACAGGATTCATCCCACCAGCTGCACCACTAACAGCAATAGCAAATACAAGTCTATTGTTGAACTTCACCAATGCAGGTATCATTGACCAACACGGTAGTAATGTGATAGAGACTTTAGGTGGTGTACAAATAAGCACTGCGGTTAAAAAGTATAACAACGCTAGCATCTATTTTGATGGTTCTGGTGATTATCTATATTCACCTCCAAACTTAAATTATGCTATGGGTTCGGGTGACTTTACTATAGAATTTTGGTACTATCCAGTTTCACAAAATGCAGCATGGAATCCAAATATTATGGGTAATTATAATACAACATGGGCAGCTAATAAGTGGGCATTTCACGCACCGCATTCCAGTGCTGCAGGTAAGTATAGTTTTTGGGTAAACAATATTGCAACTCAGCCATTAATGGCTAGCACATCTAATGTAACAAATGGTGCATGGGTTCATTTAGCCATAACACGTTCCGGTAGTACATGGAGAATGTTTGTAAATGGTACTATACAAGCAACTGCTACGTCAAGTGCGGCATTAGACGGCGGCACTGCGGCAAGTATGGATGGATTATATATTGGTGCTAATTTTTATTCAGGTGAAGGTGGTAGATATATTAATGCTTATATAGACGATTTAAGATTCACAAAAGGATACGCACGATATACAGCAAACTTTACACCACCATCAGCATTACCAACCAAGTAATAAATACAAAAGGTTTAAAAAATGGCAACTAAAATTAGAACATATAACATAGAAGACCAGACATTAGTTGATTTGGGTTATGCGAGTTCTGATACATTTACTCAGGTTAAATTTCCTTTAGGTGATATGGGTTCAGTAGCAGAAGAAATTTTTGGTGGACTAGGTTTAGAACAGTATGGTAGAATTTGGGATAATAAAACAACAATATCAGTTTTTTATCCAGATAGTTTAATCCCACTTGATGCTGGTTATCTAACATAAATACATATATTAAGGAATATAAATGGCTACACAACTACAATTCAGGCGAGGAACTACTGCACAAACCATAATCTTTACCGGAGCAACCGGAGAAGTTACTGTTGATACAACTAAAGGTGTGGTAGTCGTGCATGATGGTACAACTGTAGGTGGTATACCATCAGTCACCGAAGCATTTGCAAGGTCATCCGCAAATACAGCCAACAATTCATATGCAACAGCTAATGCAGCATTCACATCTGCAAACGTTGCATTGACATATACAAACACGTTTTTATTAATGGGAGCTTAACAAATGCCATCGGTCTTAAAAATTTTAGGTCAATCTAATCCATCACCAAATACTGCAACAACTCTTTACACAGTACCTGCATCAAACAGTACAGTAATTTCTACGATTTCAATTGCAAACTTGTCAGCAAACACAACAAGTTTTAGAATTGCTTGCAGACCAGCTGGTGCATCATTGGCCAATTCACAATACATTTCATACGACACAGTTTTAGGTGCAAGTGATACTGTTGCTTTGACATTAGGTTTAACACTAGCAGCAACTGATGTTCTTACTGTTTATGCTAACACAGGCAACGTTACCTTCAGTGCGTTTGGTTCGGAGAATTATTAATGGCAATTAAAAAATCTTCCTTAAGTGGATTAAGTTTTAATAGGTCTATATCTTATGTGCAACCAGTTGCTTCAGCTGGAGGTGGTGGCGGTGCTGTCACAGTTGGACCTACGGCCACGGGTGGTACAGTTACCACATTTACCGATGCAAATAATGCAACTTACAAAGTACATACATTCACATCAAGTGGTTCATTTGTAGTAAGTTCTTTAGGTGCATCCAATAATAGTATTGAATTATTAGTTGTGGGTGCTGGTAGTGGTGGCCATACGAGTACAACCGGTGGTGCTGGTGGCCAAGTAAAATATTATGGCGCAGAAAATGCAAATCTTTTTACTAGAGATGTAGCTATTGCGGGTTCAGCACTAGCAACTTTAGAAGCAGCAACATACACAGTAACAATTGGTGCTGGTCAAGCAGCTGGTACCATTGGCACTGCGGCATCATCTTCTTTTATCGGAACAGGTATAAGTGTAACATCGACTGGTGGATCAAATCCACAAAGCGGACAAACCTATAGGATTTATTCGGTAAGCGGCAACGGTTTTCAAACCGGCACAACAGGCAGCAATGGATATTCACACGGCGGTTCAGGAGCAGCTGGCAGAGGAAGTACATACAATTCCGATATAGGTGGCCAAGGTGGCAATGCACAATATTTTATGATAAAAGGAAACACAGTTACATTTGTTGGCGGCGGTGGTGGTATTGGAATTAATGATGGATATGGTGCAACCATGGAAAGATATAGAGCAACTGGTGGCCAAGGCGCCGGTAGAGCAGATGAAACTGGTGTAGCTAACATGGGCGGCGGCGGCGGCGGAGGTTGGAACGGCAGCGGCGGCAAAAACGGTGGTTCAGGTATTGTAATTGTTAAATATAGAATTTCTTAAGAGGTAAAAATGGCACACTTTGCACAAATTGATAGTAACAACATCGTAACACAAGTTCTAGTAATAGAACAAGATGTAATTAATACAGGTTTATTTGGAGAACCAAGTTCTTTCGTACAAACAAGTTACAACACACATGGCGGTGTACACACATTAGGTGGAACACCATTGAGAAAGAATTATGCTGGTACAGGATATACTTATGATTCAGTGCGTGATGCATTTATACCACCTAAACCATACAATAGTTGGACATTAGTAGAAGACACTTGTTTGTGGACTGCACCAGTCGATATGCCTACAGATGGTAAAGTGTATAAGTGGGATGAAGAAACACTTTCATGGAAAGATATATCTGACGGAGAATCAACACCTGTAGTAACTGTTTAAAAGGTTTATATTATTATGTCATCACATGAACTTGGTTATTTTGGAAATATTTGGGTTAGACAACATGTTCTGGAAAGAAAAGAAGATAAAGTTCCTGGCCACAAACATTTTTTTGACCATGTAACATTACTAACAAAAGGTAAAGTAGAAGTTACTGTTGAAGGTAAAGAACCAAAACAATTTACCGCACCAACTTTTATTGTTATTAAAAAAGAACAAGAACATAAAATTGTTGCTTTAGAAGATGACACAATTTATTATTGTGTATTTGCTTTAAGAAACATTGACGGAGAAGTTATTGGTGACATTTACGGAGAACAACATGATCCGAATTCAGCACAAGCATGTCCAGAAGATTATTGGGAAAAAGTAAAAAAGATTGAAAACATTTAAGAGATATCAATTAAATAAAAAATGTCACTACTAAAAATTAAACCGTTCATTATAGATGATACAACTGCAAGTGATGCATTTGTACAGGCTAATGCGGCTTTTCTACAGGCAAACACGGCAGCTGCATTTGCAAATGGTTCCTTTGATAGAGCTAATGCGGCATTCAATACAGCCAATAATGCAACCGACAGCTGGGTTAGAAATCAGGCCAACAACGCATTTAATGCAGCCAACTCCGGTGCAACATTTGCTAATGCATCATTTACAACCGCAAACTCCGGTGCAACATTTGCTAACGGTGCTTTCTTAAGAGCAAATTCAAGTTACGAACAATCAAACAATGCAGCCTCATTTGCTAATGGGGCCTTTGCTTCTGTTAATTCTAGTGCCTCATTTGCGAACAGTTCTTTCATAACAGCCAATGCAGCTGCATCGTTTGCTAACGGTGCTTTCGATAGGGCTAATTCCAGTTATGGAGTTGCAAACACAGGTTCTTCTTTTGCAAATGGTGCTTTCTTACAAGCAAACAATGCAGGTTCATTTGCTAACGGTGCTTTTGTAACTGCAAATGCTGCGGCCAGTTTTGCTAATGGTGCTTTTGATAGGGCTAATGCTGCCTATGCTCAGGCAAATACAGGTTCCACAGATACATGGGTGAGAAACCAAGCCAACAATGCATACAACACAGCCAACTCATCGGGTTCTTTTGCTAATGGTTCATTTGTAACCGCAAATTCAGCAGCCTCATTTGCTAATGGTTCATTTGTGACTGCCAATTCGGGTGCAACATTTGCCAATGCAGCCTTTGCTCGTGCTAATGCGGCCTATGCACAGGCAAATACTGGTGGCGGTGGTTCATCCGTAGATACATATGTCAGTCTAACGATGACTGGTGCAATAACTGTACCATATACAGGCACCAGTAGGTTTTATCCACCTAGAGCAATGACACTAAGTACAGTTTATGCAAACCTATCGACTGCGGCCACTGGTGCTAACTTTACTTACATCATTAAGAAAAATGGAACTAGTATAGGTAATACATTTACCATTACTCAGAATCAAACTGTTATGACTCCGGCAAATATAAGTGTAAGTTTGGCGACTACCGACTATCTAACTTTAGATGTGAACGGTGCATCCGCAACAGACTTATTTGTTAGAATTAAATACACAAACACCTAAATATAAGACTATGACAAATTACTATTTCAAACAAATTTTTTCAATTTATTCGGGCTATGTCTATGAATTTACAGGTAATATTCCTGATGGTGAACCACCTTTAGTATATATTACCGAACAATTTGTGGCCGAACACGGTGACGGACAAATACAAACTGCCGTTACTCAAGTGCCTGGCGGCAAATATTACTTTCATAGTTTTGAAAATTTAGAGTCTGTAAAATTTATTCAGGTCGCAGATTTAAGTTATCAAGAACCAATAATTCCCGATCCCGAACCTGATGCCAATACAGAAGTCGAATCAGTATCACAAGGAGACCAGTAATGTTAGTTAGATATAGAATGAACAGTACGGCTAACGTCACCACTATGAGAACTGACGTAGATAAAATTATCAGAGGTTTGGCTAGTTCGACAGGAGATTTAGGTTCAGGATGTGATACAGCAAACACCATATTCTATGGAACATATCCAACAGGAAAATATGCTCAAGTAGGCACAGCTGCAGGTTCAGACACTTACAGTAAAATACACAATGACTATGGTGACCAAACAGATTACATTAGATTATCTTATGATGCAACAAAATTAACAAGCATAACACTTGCAAACTCATACACATCTGGTACCGATACTCTAATTAATTCCAGAGAAGTAGTAAAGTATGAATCTATTGGATACATACAAGCAAAATTTTCTGGTACAACAATGACAGTTAATGCTGTTGGCAATTTAAAGCTTGGATATACACTGGCTGCTGGTGATATAATCGGTCCAAATTATGATAGATATTATTCTACTGGAACCGCAGGCGGCAACTTCAGTGGCGCCATGGGTTTGATGTTTCCAAAAGCTGGCGAATATGCATTAGGAAATAGTGGCGCAAATTCTTATGATCCAAATAGTGTTTCTCCATCGACAACAATTTCATCACAAATAACTGGCACAACTGGATCAACCGGCACTTATGTTACATCAACATCAAACGAGATGAACGCAGTATTTGGATTTACTTACTGGCAAGTTTTTAGACCTGTAAGTGCCAACATATTACCAAACACATTTAATGCTTATGGTCTACAACAAGGTATCGACATTATTGTAAGTAGTAAAATGCTTGTTATAAGTAGTCCTTACAATGCAACATCTATTGGTATTTTTGACATTGGTAAAAATGGCGTATCGAGAATATATACGGCTGATGCATTAATGGCAGGTATTGATTTAGAATCTGAATATTTCGGTGGAATTATACCTTATAGATATAAGTTTACAACTAATTCTTATGGTTCACAGGCCGCCATGAGCCTGGTCAGTACACCACCATTAAGAAAATTTAATGAAAATGGTTCTGTAGTTGTAATAGAAAATCCAGTGTTTATTAATCATGAAGATAACGGCAACGTATTGTCTGTAATTTATGGATTATATAAAATTCCTGAAAATATATACGGAGCACACACAACTTACGTTGACGGAAGCAGTGTTCGAAGATTCACAATTAATGATTATTCATTACTAACGGAGTAAAAATATGTTATGTAAGATTAACCCCTCAGTTAACGGTACGGTAACCGACCAAGAAGCAGTTGCTATAAATTTTTTACGAGCAATACAAGCCATAACTACTGCAGCTGCAAACACAACACCAAGTGCTTTATCACAAACTGGACCAACAGCATCACCTGCTGGAGCAGATATAATCACACAGGTTATCAGTAATACTGAAGGTGGTGGTTGGGCAAACACTGCTAACACAAACATAACTTCAAACTATTCTACAACTTTTGCTTCTCCTTATACACTAGACCTTTCTAGAGATAGTGGTAAAAGTGCATTTCCGTTTCGCAAGTTGAGTTTCAGAACTAATGTTAATTATGTTTTCAATGGATCATATACAACTTATCCTCACATATTAGTTTCACACGGTTTTAATACAACTGCTAATGCGGGTGGAAATTATTTGTTAGGTACAACTCAAGCTATGCCAGCGGCCGGTGGAGTATATACTAGTAACCGATTTGATGTTAATAAGACTGATGAATCAACCACTGCATATAGTTATACTCCATGGGCACCAGGAGTACAAGGAGGTGAATGGTTGGTAGCTAGCACTGAACGATATTTTATATTAATGTCGGGCGGTTTATCAGGAACGGCAAGTTATGGACCTGGTGCTATGATGTATGTCGGACTAAGAACTACTCAAGCTTGGGAAGATTCATATAACGATAATCCACCGATAGCAAGTGTTTGTTATGACGCCTCATACTTTTGGGATCAATCTTGTGGATCAAATGCAAGTATGTGGACAAGAACTCTTTCAAGTTCAGGCACAGTAAACAGTTCACCATATTGGTATCGAATAAACAACCAGCCGTCAAATGCCACCTCGGGGGCGGTTCTTGACGTAAGTGGCAACTATATAGATCCACTTTCATGTCATTCATATTCAACGTCAGGGTGGAATAATTACATCAGAGATCCTAGATACCTTTGGGCAAATGAGATGCAGTTGCCATTTTGTCCTTCGGCAGGATTTGGCAATTTTAAATCAAAAGTTAGAGGAACTTATCAAGTAACTGGTCCAACAACCGATCCATCCACAGGCACTTTTGTTCCTCCAGCATTTCCAATTGTATTTGCAAAGAACACGCAGGGTGCAACGACTGCTGGCGGCACAGCAATAGGATTATATAAGAGTATGAGTGGATCAGATACTTTCTTACAACAATACTACACACCAGGTCAAACATTTGTCATTAATAACGAAGCATATTATGCATACGTAATAGGAAATGACGGTCTATACAGAGATATGTTCTTGGTAAGAAAGGCATAAAATTAGTCGCTTTGCAAAACTAGACTCACAGATTAATTAAATGGCAACTTTTAGTATTTCCCCAGCAGTTAGTGGGAAATCAACATGGGACTTATCTGTTGATGGTGCTCTAACACTATCAACGGCTGGAACGTGGACAATTGTACCGTCAGCTGATATGTCTATTCCCACCAAGATATGGGGTGGCGGTGGTGGTTCAGGTGAAGGTGGTGCAGGTGCAGGTGCAGGTTATGCAAATGGTTCTATAACACTCGCATCAGGTACATCATATCAATTAATAGTAGGTGGCGGTGGTACAGGCGCAGGTTCAGCTACTCGTACTGCTGGTGGCGGTGGTGCCGGCTCAGGCATACAATTCACATCAAATTCAACTGCAATTCTAGTTGCTGGCGGTGGCGGTGGTTCTGCTGGTGGTGCAACACGACAAGGCGGTGGCGGTGGCGGAACTTCAGGTTCTAATAGTGATAGTGCTGGTTCTGGTGGTGGTTATGGTGGCACTCAATCAGCTGCAGGTGCCGGTGGCGTTGGCAGTCGAAGAACTGGCAACTCAGGTTCTGGCCGCAACGGCGGCGGCGGTAATACAGGTACATCTACATCAGCAGGCGGCACAGGTTTTGGTAATGGCGGCGTAGGAACATACAACGGTGCCGATTCAGGTTCAGGTGGCGGTGGCGGTGGTTACTATGGTGGCGGTGAAGGTGGCGGTAACGAAGGTGGTTTTGGTGGCGGTGGCGGTTCAGGTTATCTACATCCAACACTTGTCTTAAACGGATCAATGACCAATGGTTCTAACAACCTATATGCCGGAAATTATACAGACTCAAATGCAGGAACCTCAGGACAAGGCGGTAATGGTTCAAGTAGTTTGAATGGAAATGCAGGTAAGATTTATTTTGCTGCAAATTTTCCAAATGGATTTTATCAACCAGCAAACACAGTTGTTAGTGGAACAACAATAGATTTCACTTTGTATGATAGTAATTCTTCTAATGTATCATACACAATAACAGGTGTAACAACAGCAGATTTAAACGGCACACCACTAACAGGTTATTTTACAAACACAGCCGGCACTTTTACACTTAGTGTACCAACAAAAGGAAAAGTTGCTGATACAAAAACTTTATCTATCACAACAGGAACGTATACAGCAAACGTTGTAATTACACCTGGTATTTCTGCAAGATATCTTATAGTTGCAGGTGGTGGCGGTGGTGGTTCAGACATGGGTGGTGGCGGTGGTGCTGGTGGTTACTTGGCAGCCAATACATACTCAATTACAGGTGGAACATACACAGTTACAGTTGGTGCAGGTGGCGCAGGTGCACCTCCAGGTGTTGGTCAAGTTAGAGGTACAAACGGGCAAGACAGTTCTGTATTTGGTTTAACTGCAATCGGCGGTGGCGGTGGCGCTTCAGAATATGCTAACAACAATTCTCCTGCCGGCAACGGTGGTTCAGGTGGCGGTGTAGCTAGTAGTGGTAGTACAACGTTTGGTTTAGGTACAGCAGGCCAAGGCAACAACGGTGGTAGTTCTGGCGGCAGTTACTATCCAGGTGGCGGTGGTGGTGCAGGTGCTGCAGGATCAAACACACCTGCTAACGGTGGCGTTGGTCTAACAAACAACATTTTAGGAACAAGTTATTATTGGGCTGCAGGCGGCGGCGGTGCAGGTTATAGTGGCAATGCCGGTAACGGCGGACTAGGTGGTGGTGGAGGCGGCGCACCTAAAGTTGGTGGCGGCGGCCTTGCTGGTACAGGCGGACTTAATGCTGGTGTTGATGGTGAAGTTGGTTCTTTATCTTCACAAACAAACAAAAAAGGTGGTGCGGCCGGTGTCAACACTGGTTCAGGTGGTGGCGGTGGTTCACACTACAACGTAACAAACGATGGTGGTTCAGGCGGCTCTGGTATTGTAGTGGTTAGATACGCAGGTAGCCAACGGGCACTAGGCGGTAATGTTACTACAGTTGGTTCAGATACAGTTCATGCATTTTATAGTAGTGGAACATTTCAAACTTTCACTGGTGGTTTAACAGCAAACACAAACAGTTTATATTGGGGTGATAGTGTAACAATTACATACGCTGCGGATGAGGTCGATGGTACCAATGTAGCATACACAATTACTGGTGTTGAGAGCACACAAATTAATGGTGCATCACTTACTGGTAATTTTACAATAGCTAATAGTGTATCACAATTAACTTTACGGACCACACTAACAACTGTTTCAGCGAATACTATAACTATTACTGCTGGTGGTTATACAACAAATATAGCTGTGTCTTATTTAACATCCTTAACTGGATCAATTGGTGCCAGCTGGGGTTCAAATTTAACATACACGGCTGCAACAAATGGATTAAGTAATAACGCATTGATTCCTTATGCCATCACAGGTAGTAATGTTACTAGTTCGCAGTTATCTAATTTTCCTTTAACTGGAACATTTACGAATATAATCGCACCGCTGCCATTAGGTAGTAATTATTTTGATGGCACAGGCGATTTCTTAACTGTTACTAATGGCTTACCATTTCAATTCGGCACAGGTGATTTTACCATTGAATTTTGGATTAAAACCACAGACGCAGGATTTGATATTATCAATCAATATGCATCAGGTGGAACAAATTGGTCTCTTATAATTCTTTCAGGTAATATCTACTGGCAAAACTCCAATGCAGCTTCAAGTTTGTATTATCTTGCGCTCAGTTCATTACCTGCCAATCCAACAAGTGGTTCTTGGACACACGTTGCAATTACTAGAACATCAAGTGTATTGAAATACTGGATCAATGGAACAGGCACTGCATCAACGCAAGCTGATACTACAAATTATGCAGGCGGTGCATCACTCGTAAGAATAGGTTCCGGTTATTATGGAGATTTGCAAGGCAACATTTCTAATTTGAGAGTTATTAAAGGTGTTGCAGTTTATACAGCAAACTTTACTCCTTCTGTAACACCATTATTTGCAACACAAAGTTCTGGAACAGGTATCGCTGCAATCACAGGTACACAAACAAGTTTATTAACATGTAAGAGTCAAAGCACCCTTACTGATTATAGTACAAATGCATTTACTGTTACAGGTAACGGAAACGTTGCGGCCAATACAGAATATCCAGGAACATTTACTTCCGCTGGTGGAACTACAAACGTAGGAACAGGCACACTAATAATTACCACAAACACCTCGGCTCCTTTATTATCTTCAGCCAATGGATTTCTTACTGTTGGTTCGAACACAATTGCTTTTACAATTAAAACTTCAACTGCTGTTGTTACGAATAGTTTTTCAACATCCGTGGATTCTTTTACACCAATTAACACCAGCACATCCGACATACATTCACAAAATGTGGAGGCAATATTAAGTTCCAACGGATCAGTGGCAATAACGGTATTGAATCCAATCACCAATCAAAATACATTAGTGTTTATTAATACCATTACAACAGATATACATTCACAAAATGTTGAAGGTATTGTAACTGTTAGCACAAATTCATTTAATTCGGTGATAAGTTCCAACACAATAAACCCATCAATATCAACGATTGTTCCTCTACCAACATACGCATACAGTTCAGGCACAGAAATATCAGCCAATGGAAATGCAATATCTGCGCCGGCTACGGTCACTCAAACCTGGTACATCTAAAATTTTCAATAAAAAATGTGAAATAAATAGAATGAAAAGGTTATAAAGAATGTCAACTCAAGTCCCTCCATCAAGATTAGATTCGACCAAAGACTTTTCTTCTTTGGTACCATCTGCATTTGCAAGAGCTAATGCTGCTTTCTTGCAAGCAAATAATTCTACTGACACATGGGTAAGAGTACAAGCCAATAATGCATATGATTCAGCTAATGCGGCCTTTCTACAAGCGAACAATTCTACCGATACATGGGTAAGAGTACAAGCCAATAATTCTTTTAATAAAGCAAACTCAGCCGCAGACTTTGCTAACGGTGCATTTACAACAGCCAATTCAGGTGCATCATTTGCTAATGCGGCCTTTGACCGTGCTAATGCTGCTTATACTCAGGCAAATACAGGTGGTGGCACAGACGCATTTGCAAGAACACAAGCAAACAGTTCTTTTAATACCGCTAACGCAGCCTTTGACACAGCGAACGCAGCCTTCGCAGCTGCAAATACAGGTGGTGGCGGTGGTACTACCGCAGCTTACGTAAAGACCTATTACTGGAAAGGTGCATTGACAGAAAACGTTGGCACACTAAGACACTATATACCTCTTGTAACAGCAAACGTAACATCAATTACTTCCTATTTGGCCTCTCCAGGTTTAACACAAAGCACAGCTGTTGTTAAGAAGAATGGTACTGTTATAAACACAATAAGATTTGCGGGTGCTGAAACATCAAACACACAAACCGGTTTAACGATTCCAGTTACCTCATCAGACTACTTAACGGTTGATATTACACAAAGTAGCAGTGGTTCAGATTTATACATTAACTTCATATATCAAGGATAAGTTATGAGATTCGAAGAAATACAAAACATCTTTCAAACTCCATGGTTGTCACCATGGCAACATGATTATTATGCAGCAACATTCTTGGAACCAAAAACAAGCCAAGAATTCTTGGACTATGCGTACAGTAAGATTCAAAACCTTTCTGGCATTTGGTACGAAGTGGCTGGTCCAATGGCATATTTTGTTGTGGCCAAAGGCACTGTAATTCCAGAAGATTTTGCTTATGCATTAGCACAGGCTGAAGATGTACCAGAACAACCTGTGATAGAAGAAGGAACAGAATAATGTATATCAAATTAAATTTTACATCAGATAAAAAAATACACCACATATATCGTGTTGTCAACGAGATTATCAATACGGGTATCGCTAACGTTGCATCTTTGCAAAGTGCTGCGACTGCCAACAGTTGGTGGTCAACATTGTTGACTGGTTTTGATGCAAACACAAGTGAAATTATTAGAACAGGTACTGGTACGACCGGACTAACATCAAACACGGTTTCTCGTTATGCTAGAAACGGCGCCGGTGCGACAGATGACCAACATGCATGGACACTTGAGTTCTCTCATTATGATGATAACACAAAAAAATATTATATTCAATTTCAAAATGCTACGGATTCCGCTGGTGTATCAACGGTTAGAACAGCTAACGGTTTATCTAGTGGAACTTTATCAAGCGCAAATAGTCAACCTATTTCAGGAACTGGTACTGCAACTACAGTTCTTGGCACACCGCCAACTTTTAACAATTCAGTGGCTTCAGGATCATCTGGTTCAATTGGTTCGAGTACCAGTGGATTTAGTACTGTAAGAACTTTCTTCATGTATTTAAGTGATAATGCTCTTGTTTTTTGTTGCACAAATGGCAACACTTATAGCCTTGGATTTGGTAATAGTTATAGTGCTAGTACATCATTTAGTGGACCATTCATCTTTAGTCAATATAATAGGTTTGATTACACAAACACCAATGCAACAAATATAACACCATTAATGTTTACAAATTGGGGTAGAGGAGTAGGTATTGGTTTTGGTGGCGTAGCAGATTGGGACAGAATAGATAACACACAACACAATTCGGCCACAGGCAATTTTATTCCATTTAGAGTGTTTAATTTAATTAGTGCTTATCCGTCAACAACTGCCAGCTGGCCAATGATACTTCAACCTTATGTTACTTGGGGTATAGGTACTAGATACAATGAGTTTACTGCATTGACAACAGTTTCAGCTGGTTCTATCAGCACCATCACCACCGCAGCACAAGGTGCAGCTATTTTTAAAACAGTACATACACGTTATCCTAGTTCAGATTTGAAGACTCAAACTTTTGGAATGTTACCAATCTCATGGAGACATTCATACTACAATAATTCTGGCGGTGATGCCAGCACACAAGGTGGTTGGTATCTATTTAATGGAGATTATTATCCAGGAGATGAGTTTTCATTTAATGGAAAAACATACAAAATTTTACCAACTTTTTCTGGATACACAGACCGTGTTGGCATAGCAATTCCAAAGGAATAATCATGTTTATTAAATTAAGTTTTACAGCAGACACTAGATTTACAATTCCGTTAAGAATAATAGCAGACATTGTTAACACAAGTTCAATCACCAGTGTGAGTGCATTGCAAAGTAGATTTACTAGTGCTTCTTATTCGGCAACATTAACAGCAAACTTTGATGCAAACAATAGTACGATTATTAGAACTGTTAATCCAGCAAATACAAAAGCACACGTATTCACCAACGATTTGCAAAATGCAATGTTAAACTTTACGTTAGAACAACCAGTATATGATGCACCTTCTAGTAATGTTTATACACGAATAGTTGGTCCAGCTGGAACCGGTTACGCATACTTTGAGGTTGGTACTGCGATTACAGGTGGCACTATGTCCTCAACATCAATGCCAGTAACGTTTAGTGAAATTACTGCCGGTACTTCAGGTACTAACTTAACATTAGGTGGAAATAATTATGGAAATATATCACCCCAGTTGGCATCTGGTAGTGGCCATGCTAACATTAGAACATTTTGGGCTTACATAACGGATAAGTGTTTCTTTTGGGCTGTCACCAACGCCACTAGTTACAACGTTGGCTGGGGCACATCTTATTCTAACAGTAGCATACAAGGTGGACCATTTTTCCAAACACAATATACTCGTTTTGACTATCATAACCTTGATAGTAACGGAATTTATCCTGTATTATACACATCTCAACGAGGTGCAGGTATAGGATATGGTACAAACAATGACTTAACTACTGTACAAAATTTATATTTTACTACCAACACTACCACGTTACCACTACGTGTTCATAGTATAGTGTCTGCTTTGCCGCAGGTTGCTACTGCTTGGCCAAGAATTTATAATCAAGGGGTTCATATGACTATGAACGGCAGAACTTCTGGTAATTATGGGTTACAAACAGTTCAAACAGCAGGTACATTAGCAAGTGCTGTACTTCCATCATACTCAGGCTCGTATAGTAACGTAACAAGCAATAGATATCCAAGTGCTGATTTAGCATCTACAGGTTTCGGCTTGATGCCATTCGGATGGGAAGCAACCCCATATGGTAATTACGGCGGTAACGCTAGTGACCAATGCGGTGTATATATATTTAATGGCGAGTATACACCTGGAGATACATTCGTGTACAATACTAAAACTTATATGATTTGGCCAATGTACCAAGGTAATGGCCAACGGGTTGGTTTTGCGGTGCCGATGGAGTAATTAAGTGGCATTAATAAACACAGCAACACTATTGTTGGTAACTACATCAAATACGTTTAGTACAGTCAATCCTATTCCAGGACAGATGAATATTATTCAAAGTGTTGTTGCTTCAAATGTAGTTGGTGATGCAAACATATCTACAATTGCTGGCCAGATGAATATTATTCAAAGTGTTGTTGCTTCAAATGTAGTTTCTGATGCAAATATATTATTGGTAACTAATGGTTCGATGCAAAACGCTGCAAGTAAATCATATACAACTATGACAAATACAATCAACGGAAGAATTGATGCAAATATCGTTAAACCTTTTGGAGAAATTGCCCAAAGAGAATATTGGATGTAATTTGAGTGGAAACCCGAAGCATAAATATCCCTATAGGGGGATATAATGGCGAAAACAATCACAACAAGAACGGCATTCAAAGATTATTGCCTGCGTAGACTAGGGTTTCCTGTAATCGAAATCAACGTTGATGACGACCAGGTAGAAGACCGTATTGATGATGCGTTGCAATACTGGCAAGATTATCATTTTGATGGTCTACAAAAAGTCTATTACATTAAAAAGATAGACCAGACAGACATTAACAACAAGTATTTGAACATAGCTCAAGCCACAGATTCCTCAAACAACGTTCTACAAATTGCTGGTATCACCAGAATATTTCCTATTTCAGATTCACATTCTCAAGTCAATATGTTTGATTTGAGATATCAACTCCGTTTGAATGAGTTGTATGACTTTACCTCCGCTTCATACATTAACTATACGTTGACATTACAACACTTGCGTATGTTGGAACAACTGTTCACTGGTGAAGTTCCTATTAGATTCCAAAGACACATGCAAAGATTGTATATTGATTGGGGTTGGGGTAGAAACGAAGCACCAATCGGCACAACAGTCATTGCAGAATGTTATGCGGTGATTGATCCTGATGTGTACACACAGGCATGGAATGACCGTTGGTTGAAAGAATATGCAACAGCACTTATCAAACGTTCTTGGGGTAACAACCTTAAAAAGTTTGAAGGCATTCAATTGCCAGGTGGTGTCAAGTTAAATGGTGACAAAATCTATAGTGAAGCCAAGGAAGAAATAGATGCGTTACATGCAGAAATTGGTGACAAGTATGGTGCACCACTAGAAATGTTCATGAACTAATATGGCAACCTCGGTTTATTTCAATAACTATAACTCTCTTGCTGAGCAGAGGGTAGTTGAAGACTTGATTGTTGAATCAATCAAGATTATGGGTTTTGACGCCTACTATTTACCTATTGAAAATGAAACCGATAGAGACATATTGTATGGTGAGGATCCAATTAAAAGATTCAGTGCAGCCTTTCCAATTGAATTCTACCTATCAAGTTCCATGGAATATGGTGGCGAAAAAGAATTCTTTTCTAAATTTGGCCTTGAAATTAAGAACACTGTTAACATCATATTATCAAAACGTTCTTTTTCTCAACGTGTACCACAAGATATATTCACAAGACCAAGAGAAGGTGATTTGATTTATGTACCGTTCTTAAATGGTACTGGTGAGTTGTTTGAAATTAAATTTACAAACCAAACAAAAGACTTTTTCATGTTGGGACGTAAGATACCATTCTTCTATGAATTGGAACTAGAGAAATTCAAGTACTCACAAGAAGTTATCGACACTGGTGTGGAAGACATTGATGATGTAATGATTCAATCAAGTTACACACTAGACTTGACTACTGGTACTGGAACTGGAACATATGAAGCTAGAGAAGTTGTATTTCAATCTACAGATAATACACAAGCAAATGCATGGGTTGTGGCTTTAGTACAAGAATGGATCAAACCAGATGACTCACTAAAGGTCACAAATATTGCAGGTGAATTCCGTGACAACGTTGCAATCATTGGTGCAACAAGTAATGCAAGATACTTTTTGGCATCTTATGATCCATTAAAAGATAGTACAAAAAATGAAAGTTACGACAATTCTTATTTGTTTGATACTGCAAATAACATTATTGACTTCACTGAAACCAATCCGTTTGGAAGAATTTAATGTCAACATATAATCGTGTCATAAGAAAATTGGTTGTAGGATTTGGTAATCTATTTGATAGCATTACCTTGTATAGATTTAAACCAGACCTTACAGAATCAGAAAGATTTATTGTTCCTATTGCATATGCAAGTAAAGAACGTTATGTCATGCGCCTTGAAGAAGATTTGAATTTAGATAAAAAAGTTCAATTGACTTTACCTCGTATGTCATTTGAAATGGCTGGTTTATCATACGACTCAAGTAGAAAACAAAACACAAACATTAAAAATTTTTCAGGAACTCCACCATCAGGAGTACTTTCACAATACAATCCAGTACCATACAATTTCGATTTTAATCTTTACATCTATGTACGTAACATAGAAGATGGTACACAAATCATTGAACACATTTTACCATTCTTTACACCAGATTATACGATTAAATTAAACCTTATTCCTGAGATGGGAATTATTAAAGAAGTTCCTGTCATTTTAAATTCCACACAACATGAAATTACTTATGAAGGTGGTAGAGAAAATGAAACTCGAATGATTGTTTGGACATTGAACTTCACAGTCAAAGGTTTTATATTTGGTAAGGTTACAGAGACTAGTGTTATCAATCGTGCCTTTGTTTCTGTATACAACCTAGTGTCACAAGAAGAAGTAATTGAATTTTACATGAACTTGGATTCTGGTTACGGAACATATAAAGTGGGTGAAAAAGTATATCAAGGTTATACTCCAGATGATGCATCAGCAACAGGCATGGTTGTTCAATTTACAGATAATGTATTGAGACTAAAAGAACTAACAGGAAACTTCGTGTCTGACAAACCTATATACGGGATTAACACATTGGCAAATTATAACTTTACATCATACAACTTGAACCCATTGAAATTCGTTGAAGTCGATTCGATTGGTAGAGTTAGTACAGATATTGATTACATGTCTGTTGACAAAGAAGAAGCTAAGGCAGATAATACATTGGCTGAAGTTACTACAATCAATAAAGCTGCAAATCAGTAAACAAAACGAGAGAAATAAATGGCTAAACAAACTATCAATATTGGTATTAGAGCAAATGATGGCAAAGGCGATTCATTAAGAACGGCTTTTACCAAAACAAATAACAACTTTACTGAGTTGTATACTACAGTTTCTTTTAACTCAAATACATCAAATACATATTATGAAACCAACCAAGAGTTGGCACAGAATGCTTTCAACAAAGCAAACACCGCTTCGTTGGGTGATATTTTATTTGACAATACCACCATGTATAGTAATACAAAGGTTGAAATTGCTACTGACCCACATGAACATAGAGCTTGGGGTATGTTGTTTGGTCAAATAGATACACAAGCCAACAATGCATATGGCCATAGTGTCGCATTTGATTCTGCAAATAATATTGTAGTATCAATGACAACACAGAATGAAGTTACTGGTTTACCACAGGCAACAGTTATTAAATTTGATCCATATGGTTCAATATATTGGAGAAAATCTGTTCCTGCGGCCAACGTGGGTGGAACACTAGTAGCAAGTTATGGTGATTCAGTAACAGTTGACGGAAATAATAACATATACTTATTAACAAACATTCCAGATGATAGGTCAACCCGTGTTACAAAATTTAACTATCTAGGACAAAATGTCTGGAACACTTTAATTACAGATTCAATTGGTTCTAAAGATATCTGTGTTGACGATGAAGATTTTCCATATTATACTGGTGAACACAATTTAATTACGGGTCTTGATATTACAGGTGAATTGTATTTCACGTTTTATAATGCAGGCAATGCGGCAAACGCATCCGTTATTATTGCTTTACCAAATCGTGGTGGTTTATTAGTTGGGTCAGCAAACGGACAAGTGCATAAGTTTGATACAGAAGGTCTTTACATTAGAACAAGTAATGTCAACAAATATGGAAATACAATCATTGGTTTAAGTTATGATTCATCAAACAACTGGTATGCTGCAACAAATACAAACATATATATGTTTAGAGCAAACAATCAATTGGTTTGGGAAAAAGAAATAACTGGTGTAACATCACCAAAAATTAATTGGATTAAGTATAGTGATAATTATCTATATGTAAACGGAACAACCACAGACCCTAACGATAAAACTGGATTTATTAATTACAAAGTGCTTGCCGCCAATGGTTACCTTGCTTGGGCAAATTCACTTCAAGTTCCAGGCGCAGGTCAAAATATTAGACTTGGCCATAGACAGATGGACGTAAAAGGTGATTTTCTTGTTGGTACCGGATATGCATATCCAAACGGCAGTACAAAAGCAATTGCAATTACTTATGAATTACCAATAGACGGAACTTTACCTGGTCTGTATGCATATTCAAGTTCAACCAAATGGGGCGACTTTACATATGTGACTGTACCATCTGCAGCAACCACCACAAGCACAACAGTTGGTAGTGGAAACACAACAGTAACACTTGCTATTAATACAACATATTCATATACAATGAATGCTGTTACTTATCAGAATCCTAGTCCAGAAAATGAACAGACAATTGATTATTTTAAAGAACAATGGGAATTTACAAGCAACGGAACAATTGTTATACCTTCTTCAGGATCAAGCACCGTAGCTTTAGATGTAAGTGGAAAATCTTTGGCAAATGTTGCAAGCATTCAATTTGCAAACAATACAATTCAAGTTGGTGCTTCTGTACCTTTGGCTAATCTAAAGGTACTGGTTGCAGCATCATCCGACTTCAATGACTTTAAGAGTAGAATCGCAGCATTATAAACTAAGTTAAAAATATGAATACATTTGACAAAAACATGGAAAAATTATTTGATGTAACACCGGTAGAACAGGAAATAAAACCTCTGTTACCGGTAGTTACTAAGACTGAAGAAGGTCCAGATTTAAAAACAGACTTACAAGATGCCTACGAACAAACGAAGGACAATCTACAAGAGTTGATTGATAACGGCAAAGATGCAATGGAAGAACTAAGACACATTGCATCTGCTGGACAACATCCACGGGCATTTGAAGTCTATGCAACACTACTAAAGAATGTGGTTGATGCGAACAAAGAACTACTTGCGGTACAAAAACAAATGCGTACAATGGATGGTAAACAAAAAGAAGGTGATACCAAAATTGATAAAGCAATTTTCGTTGGTTCAACCGCTGAATTAAATAAACTTTTAAAAAGTAAAGAATGATTGATAATGTAGATTTAAAATTTGGTGAAGCGTACCGAGATAATCCATTACTTAAAAAGGCCGGTGTTAAGGTAGAATATACACAGGAACAGGTTGATGAATATATAAAATGTGCCAAAGACCCTGTTTATTTTGCAAAAAATTATATTAAGATTGTTAACGTTGATGACGGCCTAATCAACTTTAAGATGTGGCCGTTCCAAGAAAAAATGTTAAAACTTTTCAAGGACAACCGGTTCGTTATCACTAAATGTCCTCGACAGGTTGGTAAAACTACAACCACCGTAGCGTATATGTTATGGGCAACCATATTTACAGACCAACAAAACTGTGCAGTTCTTGCAAACAAAGGTGCTTTGGCTCGTGATATTTTGGCCAAATACCAACTTGCATATGAAAATTTGCCAATGTGGTTACAACAAGGTATCGTTACATGGAACAAAGGTAACGTAGAACTTGAAAATGGTTCCAAGATTGTTGCTGCATCCACTTCATCATCTGCAATTCGTGGAGGTTCTTTTAACATCGTATTCTTGGATGAATTTGCTTTCGTACCAAACAATATTGCGGAAGAATTCTTCAACTCTGTTTACCCTGTAATTTCATCAGGTAAAAAGACAAAGATTATTATTGTATCTACACCTAATGGTATGAATCTATTCTACAAGTTATGGATGGACTCAATTAATAAGAAAAATAATTATATTAATTTTGAAATACATTGGTCACAAGTACCTGGTCGAGATGAGAAGTGGAAAGAAGAAACAATTCGCAATACTTCTCAACGACAATTCTCACAAGAATTTGAAACTGAGTTTTTAGGTTCTTCAAACACTTTGGTTTCTGGTTACAAACTGCAACAGTTGGTATATACCGACCCAATTGCGAACCACGACCTGTTAAAAATATATGAACATCCGGTTAAAGAAGGTGTGAATGAATCTAAATCCGACCACCTGTATGCAATCACGGTCGATGTTTCAGAAGGTAGAAATCTTGATAGTTCAGCCTTCTCTGTAATTGATATCTCACAGACACCATACAAACAAGTGGCAACCTATAAGAGTTCATCAATTACACCTATATTGTTTCCAACAGTCATCTATAATGCAGCGAGATATTACAACGATGCATATGTTTTGGTGGAAATTAATAACAATCCCCAGGTAGCAGACTCATTACATTCAGATTTTGAATATGAAAACCTTTGGAAAATATTTACAGGCAATAAGAAACCGCAACAATTGTCGGCTGGGTTTGCCCGTGGCGTTCAAATGGGATTGAAAATGTCTCCTCAGGTCAAGGCAATTGGTTGTTCAAACCTTAAGACTTTGATTGAAGGTGACAAATTGTTGATTCAAGATTTTGATACATACTCCGAGTTGACCACTTTTATTCAGCAAAAGAATTCCTTTAGTGCAGAAGATGGTGCAAATGACGATATGGTCATGTCTCTGGTCATGTTTTCTTGGGTAACAACCCAACAATATTTTAAAGAGATTGTTAACCACGACATACGTAAACAGATTCAGTTAGAAAATATGAATCAAATGGATGATGATGTTTTGCCAGCTCCAATCATCGAAGATGGTTTGGAACATGATTTTGAGATTATGGGTGGTGACATGTGGGAAGTTGCAGACGGTGGAGAAACGTATGCAAAGTTTATGAGAAACAGATTGGAAAGGTTATAAAACCAGCCTTTCATAAATACTCTTATGGTATTTTGCCAAAAGAACATAATAATTCAAGGAGAATAAAATGGCATTTCAAATCTCTCCAGGCGTAACTGTAGCTGAAGTGGACGCAACAACAGTTGTACCCGCAGTTCAACAGACCGCTGGTGCATTTGCTGGAACCTTTCAATGGGGTCCAGCAGACAAGGTAAAACAGATAGATAGTGAAATAACACTCGCAAGCACATATGGTAAACCTAATTCAGATTCAGCAGTATCATTCTTTACTGCTGCAAACTTTCTGTCTTATGGTAATAACTTAAGTGTTGTACGTGCAGTTGGTGCATTAGCAAACAATGCAACCGATGGTAGTACATTAAATGTACAAATTAAAAACGAAGATGTTTTTGAATCTACTTATTTAAATACCAATAACGGTAATAGTTACGGTCCATTTGCGGCCAGATATGCAGGTGTTTTAGGAAACTCTATCAATATTGCTGTTTGTGCAAACACACAAACATATAGCACATGGGCATACAAAAATTATTTCACATCTGCACCAGGCACATCAGATTTTGCTGATTCTGTTAATGGTGTAAAAGATGAGATGCACATCGTTGTTATTGACCAAGATGGATTGTTTACAGGTTCTGCCGGTGCAATCTTAGAAACATACGGTTTTGTTTCGGCTGCTTCTGATGCAGTTATCAACGGTGTTACAAACTACTATAAACAAGTTATTTTCAATAACTCAAAATATGTTTATGCAATGGATCCTGTTGATTATGCAACAACAAATGCTACATGGGGACAAACTGCTGCAGGCAGAACTTTTGCAAATCCAGCAACCAATCAATTAATTAGTTTAATTACAGGTTCTTCTGTTGCGCCAACTGATGGAAACTTACAAATATCTTACGATTTGTTTGCTAACAAAGAATCTATTGACGTTTCCTTGGTACTAACAGGCGGACATTCAATTACAGTTCAACAATATGTTATCGACAACATTGCTGTTGGTCGTGCAGACTGTGTGGCTTTTATTTCTCCGAGATATGCAGACGTAGTTAATAAAGCAGGCAGCGAAACAACTAATATTCAAGATTGGTTAACAACACTATCAAGAAGTTCTTCTTATGTTGTTGCTGATTCTGGATGGAAATACCAATTCGACAAATACAACAACACATATCGTTGGGTACCACTGAACGGTGATATTGCTGGATTGTGTGTGTACACAGATAACATTCGTGACCCATGGTTCTCACCAGCTGGTTTCAACCGTGGCGCAATTAAGAACTGTATTAAGTTAGCATGGAATCCAAACAAGTCATTCCGTGATACATTGTATGCAGCAGGTGTTAATCCAGTTGTATCATTCCCAGGTCAAGGCACAGTATTGTTTGGTGACAAAACATTGTTAAATAAACCATCAGCATTTGACCGTATTAACGTTCGCCGTTTGTTTATTACACTTGAAAAGGCAATTGCACAAGCTGCCAAGTTCTCAATGTTTGAATTGAATGATGAATTTACAAGAGCACAATTTATTGCTCTAGTATCACCATTCTTGCGTGACATTCAAGGACGCCGTGGTTTGACAGACTTTAGAGTTGTTTGCGATTCAACAAACAACACACAACAAGTTATTGATAGCAACCAATTCGTTGGAGATATCTACCTTAAACCTGCACGTTCAGTAAACTACATTCAGTTGAACTTTATTGCTGTTGGTACTGGTGTTGACTTCGTAACAATCGTTGGCGCAGCTTAATAAATAAACGATATAGGAGAAAACAATGGCATTTAATGTATCAGAATTCAGAGCTAATATGATTGGAGACGGAGCACGTCCTAATTTATTCTCTGTCTCTTTAATATTTCCATCAAACGTAACAAACTCAACAGCTGCTGGTCAGAAACTAACCTTTATGGCCAAAACAGCACAACTACCAGGTTCTTCAATTGGTACAGTTCCAGTATTTTACTTTGGACGTGAGATGAAATTTCCAGGTAACAGAACTTTTGCTGACTGGACATTGACAATCATTAACGATGAAGATTTTGCAATCAGAAATTCTTTAGAAAACTGGATGAACTCTATCAATAGTCACTCAGGTAACGTAAGAAGCGGTGCAGCAAGAAATTCTAATGGTTATTCTGTTGATGCAAACGTTATTCAATATGGTAAAACAGGCAACGAATTGAAGAAATATAATTTCGTTGGTTTATTTCCATTAGATTTGGCACCAATCGACCTTGATTGGGGTTCAAATGACGCAATTGAAGAATTTACATGTACGTTTGCTTACCAATTCTGGGAAACAGACACAACATCTTGATATATAACGGGAGGCCCAATAGGGTCTCCCATGTTTTTTTGATTTTATAATTACACACAAACTATGGCAAACAACACAAATAAATTTTCACTGTTCGGTTTTACAATTTCTCGCCAAAAGGATGAGGAAGATTCTACCGCACAACAATCATTTGCACCACCAACGCAAGACGATGGGGCATTAACTATTACATCTGCCGCTTACTACGGCACTTATGTTGACCTTGACGGTACCGCAAAGAATGAAGTAGAACTAATCTCTCGTTACCGTGAAATGGCTATGCAACCTGAAATTGAATCTGCGATAGATGATATAGTTAATGAGGCTATTGTTCAAGATGATGATGGCAAAATAACACAAATTATTTTAGATGATTTAAAAGTTGCCGACAAAATTAAAAAGGCCATTAAAGAAGAATTCAATACCGTTTTGCGTATGTTGAGTTATCAGAACATGGCACAAGATATCTTCCGCCGTTACTATGTTGATGGTAGAATGTACTATCACATCATTATTGACCGTGAGAAACCACAAGAAGGTATCAAAGAACTTCGTTACATCGACCCACGTAGATTACGTAAGGTTCGTGAGATGAAGAAACAAAAAGATGAAAGAACTGGTGCAGATGTTATGCAACCAGTGAATGAGTACTACATATACAACGACAAAGTTGTTAGTGGTAGTGCATCCAATTTTGGTCCTGTTGGTGTTCGCATTACAACAGACTCTATTATTTCGGTGGTATCGGGTCTTATGGACTCCCGCCGTGCGGTTGTTCTGAGTTATCTACATAAAGCAATTAAACCTCTTAATCAATTACGTATGATAGAGGATGCAACAGTTATCTACCGTATCTCAAGAGCACCAGAACGCCGTATCTTTTACATTGACGTTGGCAATTTACCAAAATTAAAGGCCGAACAATACATGCGTGATATTATGGTCAAGTATAAAAATAAACTTGTCTATGATGCCAATACAGGTGAAGTACGTGATGACCGCAAGTTTATGTCCATGATGGAAGATTTCTGGTTACCACGCCGAGAAGGTGGCAAAGGTACAGAGATTACTACACTACCAGGTGGACAGAACCTAGGCGAGTTGGAAGACGTTAAATACTTCCAGAAGAAACTCTATGGTGCGTTGTGTGTTCCAATCTCTAGGTTAGAACCTAACCAAGGATTCTCACTTGGTCGTTCATCAGAGATTACTAGAGATGAATTAAAATTCTCTAAATTTGTAGACAGATTAAGAAGTAAATTTTCCGAAGTATTCAATCAAGCCTTACGTGTACAGTGTGTACTGAAAGGCATTTGTACAGATGAAGAATGGGAATTGTTTAAAGAAGATATTCATTATGACTTCATTAAAGATAATAATTTCTCCGAATTAAAAGAAGCGGAATTAATGTCACAAAGATTAACGTTGTTACAATCGGTTGATCCATACACTGGTCGTTATTTCTCACAAAAATGGATTCAACAAAATGTGTTGCGTCTAACAGATGATGAGATTACAGATATGGATAAAGAAATTGAAACAGAAAAAGAAATGGGTCTTGGATTGCCTGTTGCTGTAACAAATGATGTTGCACAACAACAGATGTTAGGACAAGTCCAAACCGACCAAATGGTACAACAGGCACAATTGATGCCTGATCCTGCACCAGCTGGTGGTTCCAGTTCTGGTGGTGGTAGTTCATCATCAAGTAGTAAACCAAAAAGTTCCAGTGGTTCGAAATCGGTTAAAGGTGACCTCAGCTTAGAAGAAGTTGAAACAACATTTACCAGATTGAAACGCATTTTATAATTAGGAGATAACAATGGATAAAGCAAGAGAAATAGTAGACTACGCAGAAACAGATAACGCAATCGAAATGCGTAATGCATTATATTCTGCACTACACGATAGAGTTAAAGCTCATATTGAAACACACAAGGTAGAAGTTGCAAAACAATTAATGAATCCAGATGATGCAACTGCTGAAGATGAGGTTGCACATGCAGATGAACCTGCAACAACCGAAACTGAATAATTTTGACACTGGTATAAATATTATTCAAACAATAACAGGGATTTCAAATGGCAAATTCATTTTCATATCAAGTCATTAAAGACACAACAGAACATGCCGTTATTAAGTTAACAGGCAAGTTTGATGGTACTGGTCAAGAAGACAACAACAGAAGAATTACAGCTAACTCATTGTATGGTGCATTAGATAGTTCAAAAGGAAATTTACTTTCATCGACCGCAAATACAGGCGCACTATCTTACTATGGTTTAGCTCTGAATCGTTTATGGTATTCAGGTCCTAATACTGGTGATGTTAATTTATTTTGGCACGCCGATACTACCGCACCGATATTCATATTGAATGGTAATAGTGAGTTTGATGGCCAAGGTAACTGGGTAACAATACCAAACAACACAAAAGGAACAGCAAACTCCAAAGGTGATATAGGTATTCAAACTAGAGGCATGGTCGCAAACAATTCATATACATTAATATTAGAATTACGTAAAGACAACGAACACTATCAACGTGGTCAGTTTAACGATCCAGCTGCATTTAACTACGGTAGTTACGGCATAAGACCATAAGGATTAAAATGAAACTCATTAGAGAACTTACCGAATCGGTACAATACTTAACGGAAGAAAAAGATGGAAAGAAAACTCTTTTCATTGAAGGTCCGTTTCTAGTTGCAGAATCGGTTAACAAAAATAAACGCATGTATAGAGAAGAAACAATGCGTAATGAAGTTAACCGTTA